CGCCGCCGCCCTTGACCACGCAGACGACCCACTGGTACTCGAAACGACCTTGCTGATTGGCTCCCTGACGGGCGCATGGGCCCTCGTGTTCGACCGCCGCGAGCGCCTGATAGCCCGCCACACCGCCAAGGTCGAAGCCCTGTGGCGCACCCTCACCGCCTCCCTCGACATCCCCGGCATGGTCGCCGCCTACCGCCAGCAGGCCGGGATGACCGCCGAAACGCAGCGCCCCGGGTGGGCCGCCGCACTGCGCGCCGAGGCGGTAGCGGCAGCAGCGGGGATGCTCAACGGCGTCCGCTCCGGTCCCGAGTACGACGACCTCGTGATCGCGCTTGAGGACGCGCTCGCGGCTGGCGCGACCGAAGGCAAGACCGCGGCCCTCGCCGTAGCAGCCGAGAAGGCAGGCAAAGCCGGGTTCGACTGGCCCAAGGCGTACAGCCACATGTTTGAGCCGCTGAACACCATCGAAGGCTTGCCTGGCATGGGTGACCCGTGGGTACAGCAGATCATCTCCGGTAACGCAGGCGACATCGGCCGGTCCATGGCCGGGATCGGGATGGACGGCGGCACCACGGCCGACATGGTCACGGCAGTCACGGACCTGACGCAAGGCGCGTCGATCCGGGCGATACGGACCCTTGTGGACTACGCGATGTCCGGGGCGATGAGCGCGGGAACGCTCAGCCTGTACGCAGCCGAAGGTGTGCAGACCTGCAATTTTCTGACTGCGGGCGACGGCAGGGTGTGTCCTGTTTGCGAGAGCGATGAGGACGGCAACCCGTACGCGATGGCCGACGTGCCACCTTGCCCGGAACATGTTGGGTGCCGCTGTGTAATCGACAGTTCCGACCCGCTGCCCCTTAGCGCGTTCACTGATTTCCTCGCCGCAGTCTAGGGGGACACATGGCCAGTCCTGGCGGGGTTCAGTCTTCCGGCGAACCAGCATCCGTCTCCCCGCCGAGCATCGCCGGGCAGCAGATGATCCTCTCATCGGTCGCTGCTGGCGGCCTGCCCGGTGCGACCGCTGCCAGCCGGTACGTCGGGGCCACCATCTCCGGGGCACCTGTCAGCGGGACGTTCAGTGTCGGTGACTGGGCTGTTGACCAGTCAGGTGCGATCTGGATCTGCACCGCCGCCGGCGGGCCCGGCACATGGGTGAGCGCTGCCGCGGGTGGCGCGTTCCTGCCCCTCGCGGGTGGCGACCTGACCGGCCCGGTGAGCAGCAGCACTGACGCCGTGTTCCACCTCGACTCCTACACCGGCACCGACGACCAGAAAATGGCTTCCGCTCTCGCTGCCGCGGTCACTGTGGGTGGGGGGACGATCCGGCTGGCCGCCCGGGTTCACACGTTCGCGAACCAGTGGGCTACCACATACGCCGGCGGGACGTTCTGCAACCTGCGGATCTCCGGGCAGGGTGCCGCGCCGCATGGCCAGTCCGAAGCTGTCCCCGCCGGGGTCACGATCGCGGTCATGACCTATGCGGGTGCGGGTGCGGCGCGGATGGATTTCCAGCAGTCCGGGTCCATCGAAATCGACCACATCCTGTTCAAGGACAACACCGGTTCCACGGTCCCGTTCTTCCAGACCACCAACGCGCAGCCTTACATCCATGACTGCGCGTTCATGGGAAACCAGACCAACCTGTCGTGCAACCAGGACGCCATCTACTTCGGCGGCATCGGGTCCATCACCACGGGCGGCGGGGACAGCGCCCCGTTCCAGGCATACCAGGGTGTCGTGGAACGGTGCTCGTTTTACGGGATCCGCACCGCCTGCTGGGCCAGGACGTACGCGAACAGTGTGTCCATGCGGGACCTGCTGATCGACGGCACCTGCGGGTCCGCGAACATCCTCGCTGTCACTGACGGGGCGATGACCGCGGCGTCCCCGACCCTGACCTGCGCTACCAGTACCCCGTTCACGTCCGGGATGGTCGGCCAGGTGGTCATCGTCGCTGGCGCGGGTCTCGCGAACTGTGGCGGGTACCTTCTCGCCTACATCACCGCATACACGTCAAGTTCTGTGGTGACCTTGTCCTGCAACGCTGTGGCCACCGTCACCGCGGCCACGGTCACCGCCCCGGGCCAGTCCCCGTTCATGATCGGCACCATGAACGCCACATCGGGTGGTGTTGAAGGCTGCCTCATCGACGGCTGCTGCATCGAGCTCAGCCACTACACGCTTGGTGTCCTGTTCATGGCCAGCGTGGGCAACGCGGTCATGGGGTCCGCGATGTGGGACGGCGGGGTGGGGATCTCCCTCATCTCCGTGGGCTGCGTGAACGGCTCAAGCCGCAACACGATCATGATCCCCGAAAACAACATGCCAGCCGGGTCCACGGCCTACGCCACCGACATTGTGTCCACTTCCACCGGAACCGACCTGGTGTTCAGCCCCACCACCACAGGCCAGTTCATCCAGATGCCCACGTTCGGTGTCAACGGCTCTCACCAGCTCAACATGTTCGGCACCGGCGCGGCGGCGGGTAACGCGATCGCGTTCGGCCCGCTCGGCGGCCCAGCCACCGCGTGGATTTACGAAGACGCCGCCAGTAACCTCACGCTGCTCAGCAACGCGGGTGCCTACTACGTGAAAATGCTCGGCGGTTACGGGGCGTGGATGGGTTCCACTGCCGCGTACATGACCATCGGGAACCTTGGCACCGCCAACTGTTACATGGAAGCCGCCGGGTCCGGCGGGTCCGCTGACATCATCATCAAAGCCCAGACCGTCGCCCGCAACATCCAGGTGCAAAGCCACCTGACCGCCTCACCGGGTGTGGCACCGGGGATCGCCGCGAACGCCGCCGCCGGGTCAGGTCCCACCGTGTCCGTCGCAGGAAACGACCAGCGGGGCACCATCACCATCACCACCGGCACGTCACCCACAGCGGGTGATCTGGCCACGATCACGTACACGAACGCGTGGACGCTTACCACACCAGTCGTGACGGTCAGCGGCGACGGCACCACCGCAGCCCTCGCACTTGCCGCCGCGGCGCTCCTGCCATGCACCGCGCTGCGGTCCACGACCCTGTTCCACCTTGCGGTCAGCGGCACTCCCGCCGCGTCCACCACGTACCTGTTCAACTACACCGCCATGGGCTGATGGCCTGCCATCTAGGAGGCCCGCGTTGAGCGATATGCCGGTACGCCGCATCTGGTCCCTGTCCAATTCGGGGATCGGCACGACCATCGCCGGGTCCGGGAACTCGGGCGCATACCAAGTACCAGGACCGCCGCCGTGGACCCCTGACAACATGTCCGCGATCGACCTGCGGTACGTCGATGACGTGTGGCTCGCCGTCACCGTCACCGCGGTCTCCGGAGGGACGCTCACCGTAGGCCTCAACGTGTTCGACGACCTGGGCAACAAATTCAACGTCTTCACGTTCAGCGGCGCGGGGATCCTCAACGCCGCCGGGTCCGCGCAGGTTTCCCTCGGCAAGCACGGCGCCACCACCGGCGGTTACATCGTGTTCCCGGAGTGGGGCCAGGTCGCGTGGACCTGCTCCGGCGGGTCGGTGTCTGGCACTGAGATCGCCTTGTACGGCTCCTGACCGCCGCCCTTCCCTGTTCCGTCACGCCCGCGAGAGGGGCTGCTGAGCCATGGCCAAAAACTGGATAATTTGCCAGTACGACGACGCCGGCTACCCGACGTCACCCGTGTTCGCCCTGCCCCTCACCAATGCGGGGGGAGTGGTGAAAGCGTCCCCCGGCCGGCTCATCAAGGTCATCGTGACCACCACGTTCGCCGGGGCGTCCGGCCTGATGACGTTCTACGACAACGCCTCCGCCGCGTCCGGTGTGGCGCTGCTGGCCATCCCCACCGGCACGGCAGCCGGGACAATCTACTCCATTGACCCGCCCGCCGTCAACGGCATCTTCGCGGGCATCACCGGCACCCTGTCCGCCGGCGCCGTCACCGTCGGCTACAGCTAGACCTGCCCCATCCCCAGACATACCTGAGCCTCGGAAAGGGGCGGCTTCGCCATGGCCAAGCAGCAGATCGCCACCATGTACGACGACGAGGGCTTCCCCGCTACCGCCGCATTCACCGCCGCTATCACAGCGGCCGGAACATCCACCGTGAAAGCGTCCGCCGGGCGCCTGGTCGTCGTCACTGTCATCACCCCCGGCACGGGCATCCTCACGTTCTACGACAACGCCTCCGCGGCGTCCGGGACTGTCCTGCTGGTCATCCCGGCATCACCGGCAGCGGGGACCATCTACAGCGTGAACCTGCCAGCGGTGAACGGGATCACGGTCGTGGCAGCAGCGTCGGCGTCAACGGTGACGATCGGGTACAGCTAATGCCAGAACCGCTGATGCCGAGCGTTGGGCGTATCGTCGGCCACCAGATCCGATAGGATGTTCTAGTACGAATAAGGCCCCGGTACCTGCACTGGCGAGTAACAGGTACCGGAGCGCCAGACCTAGTGTGAGTAGGCCCGACATGCCAAACTCTATCGCCAACCTCGTGGTGAGCCCGAGCGACATCGCACGGTTCTATATCAAGGTTGATGAGGCCAGCGCCAATGGGTGCCGCCTGTGGAATCGCAGCGTAGACGCCAACGGTTACGGCCAGTTTCATCTCAATAGACGGACGGTCAAGGCGCACCTCGTGGCGTGGGCTATTGAGCGCGGGGCGTTTCCGGTAGACCTAGAGCCAGATCACACCTGTAACGTGTGCCGCTGCGTTGCTCCGGACCATATCGAGTGGGTCACTCACCAGGAGAACAATCGCCGCATCGCCTTGCGGGCTACATTGTGCCGTGCTGGACTGCACCGATGGGACGAGCAGGTGCCCGTCATCCGTGCCGCTGGCCGCGAATGCCGCCCGTGCCGGAATGATGGCAAGCGGTCGCGTTACGGGGCGCATCGTGCTCAAGGGATGAGCGCAGTGGAAGCGAGGAATTCGTGACGCCCTCTATTGGGAGAATAGTTCACTACGTCTCGTACGGGACGCCGGGTGGCGAGTACCGGAGCGAATGCCGCGCGGCGATCGTCACCGAGGTACCTGATTATGTGGCCGACCCGCAGACCCTTGGCCTGTGCGTACTCAACCCGACCGGGATGTTCTTCAACCGGAGTGTCCCGTACCACGAGGGTGACATCGGCAACGACCACACGGGGGGCGAGGTGCCGGCGAAGTCCTACCGCGGCGGCTCCTGGCACTGGCCCGAGCGCGTCTAAGCGCAGGTACTCCGGGTGGTCTAGTTGCGCCCATGCCGACACTTCGGCGTAGCAGTCCCCGCAGATCACCTGCGGCTCGTCCGTCCTGATCCACGCCGCTTCGGCCTCGGCTAGTGCTTCCTCGTCCGTACGGGTCTTCTTGAACGTGCCGTGACAGACGTAGCACTCGTAGGTCTCACCCAGGCCGCTCACCAGCGCATCTTCGCACGTAAGGAGGCGCGCTGTGGCCAAGACGATCGCCACCATCGGCGGGATAGCCCTCGCACCGGGAGTCAGCAAAAACCGGCGGCTCTACACGAAGCCAGCCATCGCCGCCGCCGTCGGCCGGGCACAGGAACGCATCCAGTCCGGCCGCCCCATGTCGATGCTGACTTTCCACGGCGCCGACGACAACTCCCGCGAGATCGCCGCCACCCTCACCTCCGTACGGCTCGACGAGGACGGCAACGCCCGCTTCACCGCATCGTTCACCGACACCGACGCAGGCCGGGATATCGCATCGCTTGTGGACACCAGTGACGGCAAGCCGGCTCACCTGGACGGGGTTTCGATCAGGGGCGCGTGGATGGGGACGATCCGGAAGATCGCCGGCCCGGATGGTGCCCCGGTGGAAACCGCCGATGATCTGGAACTCGACGGGCTCGACTTCACCCGGTCACCTGGTGTCGGCAACGCCCGGGTGGACACCTTCGCGTGGGCTGGCAAGCCCGGCCAGACGGAGACCACGGAGCGTGTCCTCATCACTGAAAGCGTTCAGGAGGCGCGCGTGACGCCCATCACCGAAGAGACCACGGGAACGGTCACAGGGCCTCCAGAAGCCGTACGGGAAGCGCTGGCGGCCTTCCTGCCCGAGCCGACCCATCTGCTGGTGAACGGCGAGTGCATGCCGTGCTCAAGCGCCCGCGGCGAAGTGGACGAGGCCGCGTTCCCGATGGGCAAGCGCACCAGCGGGACTCAGGGCCCTGGCGGGCCGTTCGCGGACCCCGGCTATCAGGCGGACAAGAAGCCCCGGTACCAACTCGATTCGAAGCTTCACGCGAAAGCGGCCTGGTCGTACGTAAACCAGGCCGCGAACGCCGCCAAGTACAGCGGCCCGCAGCTCAAGCGGGTCAAGGGCCGGATCATGAAGGCCCTCAAGTCGTTCGGCGTGACCGTCACCGCCGAAGGCTGGACGATCGACCCCGCCTGGCAGGTCACCGAGACCGTCCGCGAGTACATGGGCGACAGCATGGCCGCCGGGCAGACGGCCGGCTCGTGGTGCGTACGGGCTTCCAACGGCCCGGTGTCCATCGACCTCTCGAGCTACTGCATGGATCCCGCCGACCTGGACGTGATCCTCCGCGCCGCCGCTGGCGCTGCCTGTGACGCCCTCGCTGCCCTGGACCCCGACATGGACGGTGACGTGGACGTGGCCGGTGCGGGAGCGAAGTCCGACCCGGACCATGACGCGCGTGGTGAAAGCGCACCCGACGACGGCCCGGTCACAGAGACCGCGGACACAACCCCGGCTGAGGCCGGCCAACAGGAAGAGGGGGAGGCTCCCATGACGGAGACTGCCACCGTTACCCCGGCGGCCGAGGCTGCGCCGGTCACACCAGCACAGGACGTCATCGCCGAAGCGGTCAAGGCCGCGCTTGAGCAGGACCGCGCCGACAGGCAGGCCCGGAAGGCTGCGAAGCGCGCAGCGGCGGCACAGGCCGCACCCGTGGTCCCCTTGGCAGCAGAGACGGCTTCCCCCGCCGCTGCCGTCACCGAAACCGCAGACGAGCGGATCGCCCGGCTCGTCGAGGAACGGTCCGCAGCCCGGATCGCCGCCGAGGTGCCGCAGGTTCCCGCGCCCGTCACTGAGACGGAGGACGCCCGCATCGCCCGCATGGTGGAGGAACGCGTCATCGCCGCCAAGCAGGAACTCATGGCCACAGGTGGCGGTCCCGGCCGTAAGGGCCTCGTCGAAGAGCACACTGCCCGGGTTGGCGGGGAAGCGCCGCTGAACTCGCACGGCCTGCCCGCGGGCTGGCCCGACAAGGAGTTGCACCAGTACAGCCCGGACGAACTGGCGCAGTACGCCGGGCCGGTGCTCGACCAGCACATCATGAAGGGCCGCGCGGTTACGGACGTGCTCGCATGAGGGGCCGGTTCGTTCTTCTCGCCGCCGGGCTTGTCGCGGTCATCCTCGCCGCGGGCTGCACAGCCAGTCTCGCTGCGAACTCCACGCCAGCAGCCAAGGCGGCCCTCGCCACCTTGTACGCCTGCCGCAGGCTGAGCAACGGCGACGTGTTCCTGTGGCGCTCCTGCCCGAAGGGTTACACCAAGTTCACGTGGCCAGCCCCCGGCCCGAAGGGTGCCACTGGCGCAACCGGGCCTGCGGGTCTTACCGGACCGCAGGGTGCGGCCGGTCCCGCCGGGCCGTCGTTCGCTGCCACGTTCAAGCTGACCCTCCCCGGACTGCGTCACGAGACGTGCAAGGCCGCGACCTCGGCCGGGAAGATCACCGCGATCACCTGTGTCAGCACCAAGCGTCACGCCTGACGTTTCATCCCGCATCACCCTGACCGCCGTCACCTGACGGTGCCTTCCGTGCGGCAACGGTCCATCCACATGCCAAACGGAAGGACCCGTTGTGCCTAGTGAACTGAGAGAGGCGCTGAACGCCGCCGGCGCATCCGCCCTCATCCCGAAGATTATCGACCCGATTCTGCTGGAATACCAGCGCAGGTATTCGCCATTGGTCCGTGCCATTCCCATGCAGCAATGGCAAGCGGACCAGTACTACTTCAATCAGCGCACAGCCGTCGCGTCTGGCGGCTTCGTTCCGGACGGCGGCGCGCGCCCCGTCTCCAACTCGACGTTCGTGCAGCTTTCCTCCCAGATGAAGCACGTCGAATCTGTCGGCGCTGTCACCGGGTACGCGCAGGAAGTCACCCGCCAGGTCATCGGGGACTTGCGTCAGACAGAAATCCAGGGCGCAATCCGCGGCTATTACTGGGATGTGGAAGCGGGCTGCCTGTGGGGCAATGCCGCATCGACCCTGAATCAGGCGCAACCGCAGTTCGACGGCCTGGACACGCTGGTCAGCGACTTCACGTCCGGGTACAAGAACAGTCTCGACAAGGCCGGGAACACGCTGACCCTCGCATTCCTCGACGAACTCATCGACATGGTCGAAATGAACGCGGCCATGCCGGTGTTCGACGAGACGTGGATGATCGTCCTTTCGTCCACGGCAGCGAGCAAGGTGGCGCAGCTTCTCACCAACCAGCAGCGTTACGAGTCGGTCACTGTCGCCACCGGCCTTATCGTGCCGACGTACAGAAATATACCGTTGGTCAAGACGTCGTTCCTGGCGTCGCGCGGGTACTCGATGGGGACCGTGACCGGCGCTCCGGGCCTCATCAATACCGGTTCGCTCGGGAACGCGGCCACCTACAAGTACGTGGTTAGCCCGGTCATCTCCCGGCAGGGCGAGACCATCCCGTGCGCGGAAGTGTCCGTGACCACGAACACGACCCTGACGTCGATCGTCCTGTCGTTCACGCCACCAACCGGCCAGGACGGGTTGAGCCCGATCCTCTACAAGGTCTACAGGACGGCGGCGGCCGGCGCGGCCGGCTCGGAGACGTTCCTCGGCTACGTTGACGCAACGGTGGGCCTGGCCTCGGACGGCGTTACGCCGGTCGTGACCAACCAGATCGTGGACACCGGGACCGCGCTGGTACCGCAGCAGTCCAGTGGATCAGTTGTGCCGGCAATCCTGCCGATCATCTACTACGGCACCAACACGTCATTGCTGCCCCCGGCCGCCGGTCAGGAGAACCTGTACCTGATCAGCCGGGACCGGAACAACGTTGTCCGGCCGTACGTCCGGGAAGCGAAGCCTGTGGATATTTACCCGACCACTTCTTCTCCGGATACACTTCCGTACGCTTTGATAGGTGACATGAGTTTCGCGGTTCGGGCCACTCGTTTTTGTGGCCGTTTGACTCGCGTCTCGACGGCAGTGTAAAGGGCCTCTGACCTGCGGCTTTACCAACTCACCAGCATTCAGCTGTACCCAAGTCGCCTTTAGCGGGGAATGCGGTATAGTAGGCCACGTAAAGGCCCCGGAGCCTGTGTGCACAGGCCCCGGGGCGTGGCCGAACCTGGTGAGAGGTCCGACAGTGGATCAGAGTACTATCGCTCGCTTCTGGAGCAAAGTTAACCCGAACGGCCCCATCAACGATGCACGCCCCGAACTCGGCCCGTGCTGGCTCTGGCTGGGCGAGCCCGGATCACGGGGCTACGGCTTCTTCTGGTACGAGGGCAAGAAGCGCCTCGTTCACCGCTGGTCGTGGGAACTGTTCAAGACCGCCATCGCGGACGGGCTGGTCATCGACCACCTGTGCCGGAACACGATGTGCATTCGCCCGGATCATCTGGAGCCGGTCACCGACCGCGTCAACATCCTGCGCGGCGAAGGCCCGGCCGCCCGGAACGTGCTGGCCACGGAATGCTGGAAGGGTCACCCGTTCGACTTCGAGAACACCTACTGGTACCCGAACGGCGACCGTGGCTGCAAGACGTGCCAGAGGGAACGCACACAGGAGTGGCGGGGCAAGAATGATCCGCCATCGGGTCTCGGCAAGGGCGGCCACCAGCGGGCCAAGACGCACTGCCCGGCCGGCCATGAATACACGCCCGAGAATACGTACAACCAGCCCGGCGGCGGGCGGCAGTGCCGCCTCTGCGTGCGGATCCGCAACCGGGAAGCGCAGCGCCGGAAGCGTGCGGCGGCCAAGGCTGCCGAGTCAACCGCCCTGTTCTAGGAAGTAGGGGAGCGCGGGTCCGGCTGACCCGGCCCCGCGCCTCCATCTGCAAGCGAATCACTAGGAGACCACCATGAAGCTGACCAAGGCCAACGGCGGCTGCGTCGTAGCCGGCTACGAGTGGGAGCACGACGGCGACACGATTGAGGTTCCTGACGACCTCGCCAAGGAACTCCTCGCCATCCGCGGGCACGACTTCTCCGTCCCTGACGACCAGGGCGACTACATCGAGGACTCCGGCCCCCGTAAGGCAGCCCGTGAGCAGGTAGCAGCCGACAGGCGGCCCGACACGCCCTTCCACGAGGAAGGGCAGCCGGGTCACGAGCGGGCACTGTCGGAGTCACCTGTCCCGGAGGTCGGGGACCGGGTGGTGGAAGGAGCGTCTACCGCGTTCCCGTCACAGGCCGGTCCGCTGGGCGAGTCACCCACGGCTGGGGGCAGGGCCGTACGGGGGACAGGTAGGACGGAGGCGCAGGAAGCGGCCGAGAGCAAGGGCGAGAAGGGCAAGAGCGGCACCGGAGGGAAGAAGTAGGCGCTACCTCGCGTGGTCGAAGGTGCGGCCGAACAGCGCGCGCTCCATGCCGGCGATCTGGGCGTAGTCGGGGCGGCGCAACTGGGCGCGGTCCCGGCGGATGACGCGGGTCGTGACAACCATCAGTGCGGCCAAGCACGGGATCATGAAGACCGCGCAGGCGGCGTAAGCGTACAGATGCAGGCGGGCATCCACCCAGATCACGAAGATCTCGATGGCGATCCCCATGAGCTGGAAGCCGCGGGCTAGCCGCAGGTAACCGAGAAGCTGCCGCCTGTTCTCAAGGTCCACGCTGCGATCATCCCACCTGCGGGGGTGTCGCCGTGGCCGACAGCCCGACCCCGTTGTGCGATGCCGCGCAATTCAGTGAAGGGCCGTTCGGCGACCTCGCGGCGTTTTACTCGCCCACCGCCCTCGCTGATGTCCTCATCGAGGCGACCCGGATGTGCGAGTCCGAAACCTCCCGCCGCCTGGCGCCGTTCACCGTGACGGAGACTCACCGGGCGTCCGTCATCGACCCCGACGAGTACAGCGACAGCGCCAACATCCCGATGGACATCCAGTCCACGTTGGGCGCTTCCTACGCGCAGGCGATCGGCGCGTCATCCCTCGTACGGCATGTGTGGGTGGACGAGTGCGCGGTGCGGTACCCGGACATGTGGGCCTACTCGAACGTGGGCGTGACGATCATCCGGTCGTACGGCGGGACGCAGGGCCTCAACGTGGGGCAGATCCTGAACGGGCCGGAACCGGACACCGGGCACCTGTGGTTTCAATTGGGATTGTTCATGCCCATCGGCAGCCGCATACAGGTGACCTACTCGGGGGGATACACGGTCGCCGTGCCTGCCGATCTGGTCAGGGCGTGCAAGTTCTTGGCCGCGTACCTGATTGTGCGGGAATTGAATCCCGCTGCCAGTGACCATAACCCGGAAGAATTGCACGTGGACGCGCTTATGCGCTTGGCTCCTTATACGCGGGCGTAATGGACGCGCTCCATTGCCTCCATTGTTTCGACGACGGCCTAGTGTGCGAGAACCAT